TGAAGTATTTATGTGGTGTGTTCCTTCTATGGGACAGATAAGAAACACTGGATACAATTTACCTGCTGAACTTTGGATTGTAGACCCAGATAGAGTGCAACACACATTGAAAGATGGTGAATTAGTATCTTGGATATTAGATAAGAAAATACCTATTGCTCCAAATGAGTTTATACATTTCAAACTCTTTAACCCAAATGGTTTTCGTGGTCTTCCACCTTATAGATGTATCAAAGATGAATTGAATGCTGATTATTCTTCAGGTAAATATAATAGAATCTTCTTTGAGAATAATGCCACGCCTGATTCGGTAATTGAAGTGGATAAAGAGAAGAACATTACCGTTGATGAGTTAAGAAAACTCAAGGCATTATGGAATAGTAATCATCAGGGTGTTGATAATGCACATAAGACCGCATTTCTATTAGGTGGTATGACTTATAGACATATGGGTATGTCACAAAAAGAAATGGACTTCATTAACTCAAGGCAATTCAATAGACAGACCATACTATCAGTTTATGGTGTTCCTACATTCGTTGCTGGATTTACTGATAAGGGTGATGTTAATAGGTCAACTGCTCAAGCAGCGATGGAATTGTTTTGGAAGAATACTCTTAAACCACAACTTACACGAATAGAAGAAAAACTAAGAGTAGAGTTCTTTTTAAGATTTGCACCTGAACTTGATGGTAGATTTGATTATTCACAAATCTCCGAACTTAGACAAGACCTAAAAGCATCTATGGAAGATGCACTTAAACTACAAATGTTAGGTTATTCTACAAATGAAATCAATAGAAGATTAGAACTGAATATGCCTGAATCTACTGATTTGGATTTAAGATATACTCCTTCTAACTTGATGCCATTTGAGATTGATGAACCAGATGATGATATAGTTGTTGAACCAAAATCAAATAGAGAGCAAGTATCAAAAGCAATTATTATCAAGGCACAACGAGAGGCGTATAAAAGAACATTTGCAGATAGACAATCCAATTTTGAAAACAAGTTTGCTAAAAAGATAAAAAACCATTTCTATAACTTGAGAGTTGAAGCACTAAGAATGATAAATAACAATAAAGGTTTTGATTTAACAAATATGATTTTGTTACAGAACCTAAAGCAATTATTTATGGGTGCAAAAGATAATCTCGTTAAAAATGTTACACCCGTTTATACAGAAGTAGCACAAGAAGCAGGAGACCTTGCCAATTCTACTTTGGGAATAAAAAGACCATTTGTTGTAGATGAAGTTGCAATTGCAGAACGAACAAATAAGATTGTTGGTATGCAAGATGTTGTATTTGATAACCTAAAAACCAGTATAACAGAAGGTGTTAGAGCAGGTGAAACGGTAAGTGAAATAGCAACAAGGGTAAAATCAGTATTTAACACAACATCAAATAGAGCAATGATAATAGCAAGAACTGAAACTGCTTCCTTGATGAACGCTCAAACAAATGAGATTTACAAAAATGAAGGTATAAAAAAGAAAGAATGGGCAGCAACAGCAGGTGCAAGAGATTCACACGCAAGATTAGATGGTGAAATAAGACTTATGAATGAAAGTTTCTCTAACGGCCTGATGTATCCAGGCGACCCAAGTGGTGATGCTGCCGAGTGCGTCAATTGCAGGTGCTGTCTCAATCCAATTATTGAATAGAGGATAATAAAAAATGAAATATAAATACTATACAAACATTAAAAGTATTGATGAAGAAAGTAGAGTGGTAAGATTTATCGCATCTACTGAAGATGTAGATAGAGATAACGAAAAAGTTTTATCTACAGGTTGGAAACTTGATTCATATAAAAAGAACCCTGTTGTATTATGGGCGCATAACTATACTGAACTTCCTATTGGTAGAGCAGATGTATGGATTGATAAAGATGCCAAAGCACTTATGGCAGACATCACCTTTGCTGAAATGGAACAGAACTCAAAAGCAGATAGTGTATTTAAGATGGTAAAATCTGGTGTTCTGAACGCAGTATCAGTAGGTTTCTCTCCAAATATGAAAAAGGCTAAGTTCGGTCAAACAGAAAAAGAACCATCTATAACTTTTGAGGAACAAGAGTTATTGGAAATCTCTGTAGTTCCGGTGCCAGCAAATAGAAATGCAATCGCAACATCCAAATCAATTGAAAACCTATTTAACATATCAAAAGAAAAGAATGTATTGGATGATTTGGAAATCAATGAATTAAGAGAAGATGTAGAAACATTTATACAAAAATGTTTTGAAAATGATAAAAAAGATGAAGAAATTGTGCCAGAAAATGAGGTTTCGGATATAAATACAGATACAGAGCAAAAACATATCTGTTCTTGTTGTGGTAAAGAACTGAACGATATGTGTTCTAAATGTAAAGAGGAAAAAGATAAAGAAGATTTCTTCAAAAAGATTTATGAAGCAATCTTAAATAATAAATAGATTTCGGTAATTGTGTTGGTCTTTGGTGACTTTATGACACATAATACCTTTAGTAAAAAATAAAATATAATAGGATAAAACAAAATGGAAGTAGATAAAAAATATAGCGATATGCTAAAAGAACTTATCAAGGAAACCTTAGACCAACACGCAAATGAAAATGCTAAGGCAAGACTTGAGCAAGAAAAAGAAGATGTTGCTAAGGCTCTTAAAGAGAATAAGGAACTCCGTGATAGAGTTGAAGCAATGGAAAAGATGGCCGGTAAGAAAGTTGACCTTGTTGACCCTGTTACAAATAATGTCAAAACTTTTATCTATAAAGGTTATGATGTTCGTAAACAAGCAATGAGTCTTGGATTGCCAGAAGAAGTAAGAGAAGACTATGCAAGAGAGATTTTGAAGGCGATTGATTATTCACGCAATAAAGCATCTTATGCAGAAGGTTCTACTACAACTGGTGGTTACTGGGTAAATGATGAGTATGCTTCAACCATTATGGCACAAGCAAGATTGATGAGTGTTGCTCTACAAGATTGTGAAATCGTCCCAATGAAGGGTGATAAACTCTATATTCCTGTTGATGGTAATGCACCAACAGTATATTGGAAAGATGAAGCAACACAAATGACAGCAGGTGAAGGAACTGTTGGTCAAGTTGGTTTGACAGCAGAGAAACTTACTTGGTTAGGCACAATTTCAAATGAACTTTTGGATGATGCTTCTTATGACATCGTTGGTCATATTACTGAGAGAGTTTCTGAAGCAGTTGGTCAAGAACTTGATGATGAGGTTTTCAATGGTGGAACATTTAGTGGTATTCTTTCAGGTGGTTCAGTTAATTCAGTTACTTGTGCCGCAACAGGAACATCACCTTCTCGTCACGCTCAATTGACAAATGCAGAAATGGCATCAGCAGTTTATACATTGCCATCAAATAGAATTATGGGTGCGAAGTTCTATCTACATAGAAATTCTGCCTATGCTCTATCAGTGCAAGAAGATACAGCAGGTAATCCAATCTTCAGTCAAGTTTCTGGTATCTCATTAGTTCACGGATACCCATTCAAACTTGTTGAAAAACTTCCTTCTGCTCCTGCTGCTGCAAGTGGTTTCGCAGTATTTGGTAATCTGAAGAACTACATTCTTGGTCAAAGAAAAGGTGGTATTTCATTGGGATTTGACCCATATGGTAAATTTGATTACGACCAGACGAGAATGCGGGTTGTTACTCGTTGGGCAGGTGCTTTCAAATATGCAAACGCATTCGTAGTAATCAAAACTCACGCGTAATAACATAGTAATATAAACAGAAAAAGGGAACCTCTTAATTGAAGTTCCCTTTTTCTTTTGGAAAAGTATGAATAAATTGTTTAGGAAGTTGAGTTGGCATTTCTCAACTTCTGGATATATAATAACATATCTATATCCGAATGTAAACGAATTATTTTAGTAAGAACCTGATTGCACTTTCAATCTCATCAGATTTCACTAATCCTACCAACATCTTCTGCATTATACCATCTTCAAATATAATAATAGTTGGCACACTTCTAATATAAAACCTATTTGATATCTCACATCCATCATCAACATAATACTTATAAAACTTTATAGATTTATATTTTTTTGCAATTTCTTTAACTATAGGTTCTAATTGTTTACAAGGCAGACACCATCTTGCACCAAATACAACAACTGCCTTATCCTTATTCAAATCATCCCACTCATAATCTTTAACTATTTTCAAACTTTTTTCTCCTTTTTGCTTATTTTTTGCTACTATTTATATAAATAACTATAATAATCAGAGGTGAAAAAGATGAGTTATTTATTAGTGATTTGTAAAAAT